GGCTCGCGCTTTCAAGGATGGGGTTCAGATGGATTTTGCTGCTCTCCCAAGTAAGATGAAAAGGGGGCATGGGCAGTATATGTATAAACAGCGAATGAAAGGAGGTGGTAACAAATAAGACAGCCGTAGTTAACCATTAACTTTTTAAGGAGGTATGTAAAATGGCAGCAAAAAAGAAAGCAGCAAAGAAAGCACCGGCCAAGAAAAAGGCCGAGAAAAAGGAAGAGGAATTCACCATCCTGAAGGTTCGTGATGTGCTGGATGGTATTGAAGAGCAGATGGAAGAGGCCGAACTTGACGTAATCAAGTGGGACAGAGAGAAAAACAGGTCTTCTGGTGCGCGGTTACGCAAGACGTTTGAAGGTGTCCGCAAACAGTTGAAAGCCTTGCGGAAGAACATTCAAACGAAGAAAAACCTTGACAAAGCCGAAAAGAAGGCTGTCAAATAAATCGGGTAATGGAGTAGCTCTTTGATCTTAAAAGCCGAGGGGGTGGTTTTTACCCACTGTGTGGGGACCCGCTCCCTTGGTTTTTCTTGACTTTTTTATTTTTTTATTTTATTTTATAAATAAAATAGTGAGGGTAGCCTTGAAAAAAAGAAAGAGAATACAAAATGCTGTGGGGAGGGGGACGAAATACCGTGAGTTCATGCCTCGTCAAGCCCTTATAGCATGTTCCGAGCTTGGCGCAACGGAACGACAATTGGCCAAATTATTCAATGTGGTTGTTGATCAGATAACAAAGTGGAAGAGGAAGTATCCTGAATTTAAAGAGGCTATTGTAAAAGGACGCGATGCGTATGATAACGAATTTGTGGAGAGTGCGCTGAAAAAACGAGCACTCGGTTACTCTTACGATGAGGTGACAGAAGAGGAAATATTGCTTAAAAGTAAGAAGGTGAAGGGTTTAAAAAGAGTGTTTATACCTGCCATAAAAAAACGCACAACCACCAAAGAGGTTATACCAGATGTGAATGCCCAACAGTTTTGGTTGACGATACGCAATCCCAAACGCTGGAAAGAGATTAAGACGCTTGAGATTGAACAGCGAACAACAATGTATGGTATAATACGTGTTCCCATCCAAAGCAGTGAAGAGGATTGGAATGAAAATGCCGATCGTTACAGGAGGGAGATGGACAGTTTATTGGTTGAGAAAAACGAGGACGGTGTTTACCAGTTGCAGCAAGGGGGGAAGAGTGTCCAACGAAGCTAATGTTACATGGGAACCAAATCCCGGTAGTCAGGAACTCTTTTTGACTAGTCCTTACAAGGAAACGTTGTATGAGGGTACGCGGGGGTGTGGAAAGAGCGATGGTTTGCTAATTGATTTTGCGCAGCATGTTGGTTGTGGTTATGGGGCGAACTGGGCGGGTATGCTGTTTCGAGAGTCGTTTCCCCAGCTAAAAGATATTGTTGCGAAGAGTCAGAAAATATTTAAGATGGCATTCCCGGAAGCGGTGTATAATAAGTCTTCTTATTATTGGCATTGGCCGGAGGGGGAGAGGCTATACTTTAGTTACATGAAGAACCCAGAGGATTACTGGAATTATCATGGTCACGAATATCCGTGGATCGGTTGGGAAGAGCTGTGTAATTGGTTGGATAGCTCATGTTATGAGATGATGAAAGCCTGTAACCGCTCATCATACCCCGGAATGCCGAGGCGTTATGTTTCCACAACAAATCCGTATGGGGTAGGTCACGGATGGGTCAAACAGTATTGGGTAGATCCAGGCCCCGCTTTTATTCCAATATTGGATGAGGACAGTGGGGAATATAGGGTGAGGATAAAGGGCCATTGGTGGGAATGTAAACAGCTTGCGGATAATGATCCTGGTTACATCCGGCAATTAAAATCCATAAAAGATCCAAATTTAAAGAAGGCTTGGTTGGAAGGTAGTTGGGATATTGTGGCTGGTGGAGCGATAAGTGATGTATGGCAAGAGGAAGTACATTTCATTGATCCATTTCAAATCCCGCGTAATTGGTATGTGGATAGAAGTTTTGACTGGGGCAGTAGCCATCCCTCTAGTGTTGGGTGGTGGGCTGAATCAGATGGGACAGAAGTAGAAGTGAAGAGGGGGGTGAAACGCACATTCCCAAAAGGCACATTATTCAGGGTGGCGGAGTATTACACTTGGACTGGTAAGCCAAATGAAGGTAACAGAATGTTGGCCTCCAATATAGCCAAGAAAATAAGGGAAATGGAAGATAGGTGGGATTTTGATGTAAAGCCAGGACCTGCTGATGGGAGTATATTTGATATTGAGGATGGGCATTGTTTGGCTGATGAGATGAAGGCTCCGCCCAACTTTATTAGGTGGAAGGATACGGCGGACAAGAAAAAGGGGAGTAGGAGGGGAGGGTTGGAAAAGTTACGGACTTTACTATACAATTCCACACGATTCCCGATGGAAGATCCAGGTATTTTTATTTTCAATACTTGCACCCAGTGGAGGAGGACGGTACCGGTGTTGCCTAGAGATGAGAAAGATATGGATGATGTGAATACTTCTGCCGAAGACCACGCATATGATGATACTCGCTATAGGATACGTCAAAAGAAGCTGGTGGGTGGTGAGGTTGGTATATCGGGATTATAAAATAAAGGTAAATAAATAGCTTTTTTGTGTTATAATGAGAATAGAAGGAGTGAGAAATGGGAAAAGGTGTTGTTTGTACATTAGTTCAAGGGAGTCATGAATTTGATGTTTTGATTGGGTATGCGTGCACTGCTTGTGGGGAAGAAGGGGAGGTGGTGGTATTTCGGGGGAGGGAAGAGGATCATTCTTTCCTGCTGCTTTGTCCCAATTGCATTAATAAAGTGTTGGCAGCATACGCACAGTGGAATACAAAATTCAAACATTGGGAAGGGGGGTAAACAATGAAAAAGCACAAGCAAGGGCCAGGAAGAGAAAAGATTATTATCACTCCAGACAGAGTAAAATTCAGACATTTATATTCAAAGGACAAGATGCCGAGAATGACCGTTTGCTACATGAAGATGGGGGATATGTGGGCGAAAGGGTATGCTCTCTGCTCTCATTGCGAGGGGCAAGTAAAGAACAAGGAAGGTAGAAAACATGCTCGTAACAGGGCACACATGGCGTTGGGGCGGCAGAGGGATTCGGAAAAGGTTCGAAGGGAAGAAGCGCAACGCGTATTACAATCTGTTATTAATGATCTACCAATCTTTTTTGACTTTTTCAAATCCCAATTCAAACCAGAACTGAGCAGTGATGAAAAACAACTTTTGGGGCTGGCGTAGGGGAATAAGATGAAATATAAAAAATTACAGATCAAAGAAGCGGATGATGTGATTCCCAGGGGCAGGTTGCTTGATGCGGCTGTGGTGGGAGATATGTTTGATGAGCAAATTCAGCAGATCCAGGTGAGGGATGATGCGGAGTTTGCTGGTGTTGGTTTTTATCTTAGCGGGGATTTTAATTGGGTGATCGGGGAAGATAGCCAGGGTGTTTTGGTTCTCATCCCACTGGAAAAGGGGGAGTAAATGAAATCATTGAAGGAGTGTAAAAACCCATTGGAATTTTTGGTTGAGAATTTTGGTTTCAGAAAACCGATGGACATACTGGGATTGAAGGCAGAGGAGAAAGAAAAGCAACCACAACCCCCACACAACGTCAAGAAGCACAAGAACAAGCAGGCCAAGAAGAGTAGGCGGCGGAACAGGAAGTAATTGTAGTGCCAGAGGAGATTAGATGATGGAAGCGTATACAAAAGAAGAAGCAAAAGAAAAAGTCCTAAAAAATATAGAGAGCTTATTAAATTATTGGGATTCTGATATTGTCTCTCACCGGAGTAGAAGAGAAAGGATGAATGGCCTAATATTTTCCATGCTTGTTATGTTTGATGGTGGTCAGGTAAACATCCCTTCAATGGATATTGTATTGAGACCACATCCAGAAGATGAGGACTACCATAAAGGAGAAGGAGAAAGCTGGTTTGAGGATGGGATGGCAATAAATGATGATTGTCAATTACATGAGGTATGGGTAAACAGGAAATAACCCTAACGAGTAAAAGGAGGAGTAAGATGAAAAAGCTTTACGAGTTCACCCAACTATCAGAAGTAATGTGTTCCGTACCGGGATGCACCAAACGATTGAAACAACGATTGGTGGATACGAAAAAACTCCATAACATAACCAAATGTTACAAACACTATCGGCAAATGAAAATCAAAGGCATGAGCCGCAGGGCTGTGGTGGCTCATTAAAAGGGAGGAGTGTTATGTTCCACGAAAAAGTAAAACCCATGATGATTAAGTTGAGTAAGAAGGGGTGTAAGCAGATGGAAGATTGCCTGATTTACGGAGGGTGTCCAGAAGGTGGTTGCACCGCTATCTGTGCTGCCGTCTACCCGGAGTATACCAATCACGGTGGTGGTTATTGTCCGTGCACTGTTTACGGTTGTGATGCAATCACAGATGCAATCATAGATCTGTTTGAGTATAATGATTATGAGATTTCCAAGAAAATATTGGAATGGTACATTAAGCTAAATGGGGAATAGTAGTCACTGATGTCTCGTTGCATTGAAAAGGAGGAGTAGCGATGGGCTGGTTTAAAAAGAAAATTATTCGTGCTTCCGGTGAAAGGGAAAGTAAGGGGGATAGATTGACTGAAAGCCAAAGATTACTTATGAAACGCATGTTTGAAAAGTTTGGGGGTTGTTCTGTTTCGATAGTAGAAGGTCATATGCACACCAAAAAGGGGAAGGAGTAGCGATGAAATCATTACAATGGTTTCTTGAGGAAGAATGTGAGCTTGTGACGACTAGAATATTGTTCACAGCTCTGTATGATTTGACTAATGGCGATCCCTGTGCAGGGTGTTACAAGAACAACTCTTTTTGTGGTTGTGACACTTACGAAAGATCTTTGGTGTCCACAAGGGAACCTACACAAACACCAGTTGAGACTAATGCTCAAGTAGCCGAGCGCCTTGGTGTTTCAAAAAGACAAGCGTCAAAAATGGTGGTAAGAGGAGAAGCAAAAAGGGGAATTAATGGGATGGTTTAATCGTAGGAAGAAAACGTTGGTGTATGATATACCTGTGGAGGCGTCGGGAGAGCTTATTTTAATTGATGCAGATCTGCAAAGCATCAGTGCCAGCTTATTTGCCACGCAAGCGGATGTGGAAAGGGCAGAAATGTGGAGGCGTAGGTATGCGGAAGTTACAGTAACGAGGAGTGTGCTTTATGATAAGATAATACATGCCATTGTTTCCCCCGAAGATTTAGAGAAAATGGACAGAAGGGTCACCTACCATTTTGACCATTACGTCAATAAACTTTACATAACAGCGAGTAAGGTGGCATAATGAAGATTGTTAAGTTTAATGAATGTAACGTGGTTTATGCCAAGGACCAGAAAGAGTACCTGCCGCTACCTGCTCACAGGACCAAGAAGGGCGAGGTAACAAGCTGCTGGAAATTGTCATTGTGGGAACGGTTACAGATACTTTTTACTGGTAAATTATTCCTGTCCGTCTTAACTTTCAACCACCCATTACAGCCACAGCTTATGTCCATTTTCAATCCGGTCAAAAGGGAAATTAGAGAATCGACTTACGTAGAGATAGATGAGAGTGGCGAAAGAGAAATAGTAGATCCGTTCTGTCTTGAGAAGAAGGGGGACTTGGAAAAATGAAAATTATAAAAGTGGGCGTTCTATGCGAAAGAAGTTTGTGCGAATGTAAAATTTTTGATGATGCGAATCCTGTTCGAGTTGGTAACCCTCCATTTCACAATGAGTGTGATTGTAAAATAGTGGAGTCTTCAACAAAGAAGGGGGATTTGGAAAAATGAAGTACACCCACACACTTGAACAAATTAAAGCCGCATTGATTAAAGCGTGGAGAACGGAAGGTGATTTGTGTTTTCATTTTGATGCGGAAGAGGATAAGTTTATTTGTGATGATTGGGACGTATTTGTAATCAATCTTTTAAATCCCGAACGAGAGGGTAATACAACAGGGAGCAGTCCGGTTTGTGGATACTGCTCTGTAATAGGGCATAATAGAGATAGTTGTCCTTATTTGGAGGAGGATGAAGATGTCGGGTAATTATGAAGAACCATTGGCGAACGTAGATCCAAAGACAATTCCGGCCATTGCTCCGTGGTTGGGTGGAAAGCTTTATTTCAGTAAGAAGCAGCAGATGAAGGCGGAGCGCAGGATGTATGGCCAGCTATTGGACGGGTGCGGGGTGAAGGAATATACTGAAATGATAACGTGGGATGTACTCAAAGAAAACCCAGACGAACAACCACTAGCGGAAGATGCCGTTTATGTGGGGATGGGTTACTTTCATTCATGGGGGTAGTGATGCAAAAATGTCCAATATGTGGGGAAGAAACAGTGATGGTTATACAAAAGGGAATGTTGTGTGATGTGTGCATAAAGAAAAAGGCTGGAAAGAAGAAAGGAGGAGGGGGAAATGGAAAAGATTTTGGAAGCTATCCATAAAAGTAAAAGATTTGTGAAAAAAGAAAAAGATGCAAGTGATTCGTTTGTAAGTTCTTATTGGGGTGGGTATGAGGATGGCTTAACAGAGGCCCTTGATATTATCAAAAAAAGAAGAAAGGAAAGAAGGAGGAAAGTAAAATGAACGGTGAAGAGGTAGCAGATTTAAAAGACGGGGACGTAATAGAATTTACCCAAAACTTCTTGCCATTCTCATTGAACAAGAGTTACATTGTGAAGAAGAGGGAGAATGGTGCTTTCTACGTGCAGGATGATAGTGGGCTCTATCACCCTTTAATGTCAACTTGGTGCTTGGAACACCATTTTGAAGTGGGGGGAGTAAAATGAAATTTAACATTAATAATTATGTTAGGGTGCGGCTGACGGAGACGGGAAAGAAGGAGTTGATAAGGCAAGCAAAAAAATTTAGAAAGGACTTTCCTTCAGTAAAAAACACTTATATACTTCCGAAAGAATATGGAGGTGGTTGGAGCCGGTGGCAGTTGTGGACTTTAATGGATACTTTTGGGTCTGTGATGCACATGGGTTTTGATCCACCGTTTGAGACCGATATAGAAATGGAAGAGCCAGATAAAGGGGGAGAAAAAATGTATGATTATGAAATGCAGAAATCTGAGTTATTTACGGAACAAGGCCAAAAACTGTTTCTTGCTATTCGTGATCAAGTAGCGGACAAATTATCTGTATCAGGAGCGGTGACTATGGGTGCTGCAATTAGTTTGCCCCCTGGTATCGGTGCTGCTAATAGTTGGGAGATGATGGCTTGTGTAGACAGGCTTGCGGAGCTTGATGAATTATGGGAAATCCCAACTTCTGGGTCTGCTCAAAGAAGGGTCTTTGTGAAGGGGCGGGAGTAACTATGCTGGATGTAGTTAGTTTCATAAACAAGACCGAAACATTGCACCCGAATTTTAGTCGTCGGATGTTCTATGCAAACATGGATGATATTTCATGGTACAGCAGACCTGCTCCACGTAGATTCCCATTACTGGTGGTTGAGCAAATTGTTGAGGGTCTGCCGATTTACACAAGCAAACATACAATACAATACTGGGAAAGAGGTCATTATAATGGCAAACAAGACCACGAAAAGTAAGAAACCAGCGAAGCGGACGAAATCAAAGTCAACCAACAAATCAGCTACAAGGAAAGTACAAGCCACCAATTACAATAACAACAGAAAGATATATACACCATAAATTTCTTTTGGGAAAGGAGTGGGAAATGAACCTCAGAAGAGTGGAACGATTGATGGAAGAGGTAATTGCAAAGTATGAGTTGGACCTCGGGGGATTGAATGTTTTGACCGAGGCCGCAACGGGTTACTACTCCTTAACCCCAATAATTGCTGCACTTGCTGGAGCGGATGTTGTGACGGTTGGGAAAGATACGATGCAGTATGGCACTTGGGAGTATTTGGAACGAACTATACGTTCCATGGCAGGGTATTTTGGGGAGAGAGATAAAATAGTTTGTTTGAAAAAAGAGGAGCTTATCATTAATAAAATTCCGATTATTAATATTGCAACAAACCTTGGGCATGTAAGACCGTTG